GACGATCTCCATCAACGACGTGGGCGTGAAACTCTGGACCTCGGACGCCAACGAGATTCCGGTGCTGATGCAATGGGTGTCCGAGCAATATGAGGACATGAAGCGCCGGGGCGTGACGGACGCCTGGCGGTGGGACTTCGCCCCCGCCGAGAAGGAGAAACGTCTGCGGGAGGGGGATAAATGAGCCGTCTTTGCCGTCTAGGATGCGCTAGGAACGGTTTTCTATCCGTTGCCCGGGTACAACACGGGGTCGAGCCGGAAAACGCCCTACAGCGCAATCCAGGGGGTTTTCGATGAGTCGCGACAATCTCTACAACCGCACCGTCAACATCACGCGGGCCGTCTATACGGCGGACGAGTTGGGCGGGAACTCTTCCAAGTCCTACGCGCTCGTCCGGCCCAACGTCCCGTGCCGGTTCAACAGTCTGTTCACGAAAGAGATGCTGTGGGACTACGATAAGAAAACCGTGTTCGCCAACTACAAAGTCTATCTCGAATATCTTGATGGACTCAAAGAGGGCGACCGGTTGGTTCTGGATGACGGCTCCGTGTATGACGTGAAACTCATCATCCAATGGGACATGGCCAAGACCTACATGGAACTCGCCGTGATGGAAGTGCGCTGATGGAAATCAACGTCAAAATCGAAGGGCTGGATGCGCTGTTCTCGAACCTCCAAGAGTGGGGCAAGCGCAAGCAGGCGAAGATGCAACAGGCGTTGAAATGGGTCGCCGCCGACATCGAGCGCGACGCGAAGTCGATGTGCCCGTGGAAAACGGGCCGGCTCCGCGCCTCGATTTCCTACAACTGGACCGACAGCGGCAAGGGGTTCGGCTCGGTTGACGGCAAGGCTGATACGGCGGACGGCGTGGGTCAGCCGACCGATGTCCCGGCGGGCGGGTTCGCCGTCGTCGTCGGGACGAACGTGGAATATGCCCCCTTCGTGGAATTCGGGCACACAATCCATGCCGAGAAGCAGAGCGTCACGTCGAGTTATGTCGCCACCTACGTGGCCGGGCGCCCGTATCTCTCGCCGGCGTTCTTCTCTCACATGAATGATGTGTATCCGCGCCTGCAAGCGGCGCTCAATGAAGATGAAGGGCTGAAATAATGTACCTGAGGATTTTCTCCGACTTCATGATGCCGCTTCAGAACGGCAACGAGTGGCAGATGTTCATCGAATTCGCGGCGGCTTATTTCGCGCACCGGGACATCACGGACCCGGTTGTCGTCGAGATCGGCACGTGGGACAACCGCCAGAAGCGGTTCTACGAGGCGGCGATGCACGCCCGGCACTTCGGCGTGGACCTGAAAACCGACGGCATCTTCAAGCCCGATATTCTCGGCGACAGCCACAACCCCTTAACGCTTCAGGATTATTTCGACTTGAGCGGGCACGCGCCCATCGACCTGCTGTTCATTCACGGCGACCACACCTATGAAGGCATCAAGGCCGATTATGAGTTATGGGGACCGAACGCCCCACGGCTCATCGCATTCCACGATGTTGACAACAAGAAGGAGCCGGGGGCGATGCAATTCTGGGAATACCTGCGCCGCGAGTATGAGGATAAATCCGACGCGACGTTCATCAAGTTCTCGTGCTGGGCCGACCCGTGGAAGATGACCATCCCGAATCTCGGAATCGGCGTCATGGTGAAGCAGATATGAGTGACACCTGCATCCTCGTGACCGCCTTCCTGCGCGACGACCTGACCCAGCGGTGCGTCGAGTCCATCCGTCGGTTCTACCCGGACATCGACATCTTCATCGGGCACAACGGGCACGCGGACCAGCAGGCGGCGCTCCGGCCGTTCTGCAAACGAACGTGCTCGACGCTCGTCCGCCATCCGTTTGACCTCGGGGTGGGCGGCGTGCGGAACGCGACGCTGGAGCAGATACCGGCGCAGTTCCGATACATCTTCGTATGCGAGGACGACATCCTCTTCACGGAGGAGACCGTCATCGAGAAACTCCGTCAGGTGCTGGACGCAGAGCCAACCATCGGGCTCGCTGGCGGTCATCTCCTTCAGCCGGGAGTCGGCGAGCGCCACTACGAAGCGATGATGAAGATTCAGGACGATAATTTCTATGTCACCAAACTCATTCGTCCGGAGTGGCTCGCGGCCGGAGCGACCGGGAAGCCGTCAATCAGGTTCTGCAAGTGCGACCTCATTCTCAATGTGTTCCTGATGCGGCGCGAAGCGTGGGAGTCGAATCCATGGGACGCGCAGTTCAAGACCGCGCTGGAGCATTGCGACTTCTTCTGGTCGCTCAAGACGCGCACGAAATGGCGGGTCGCCTATGTGCCCGAGGTCACGGCAACGCACGACCACGGAAAAGACGCTGACCGCAAAGAGTACGACCATTATCGGAACCGCCCGAAAGGGTGGCGGCTGTTCGGGCAGAAGTGGGGCGTCTGGCAGTCGTGGAACGACTGGAACGCGACGAACCCGATTTCATTCTTCGACATGGAGGAGCGCGTGGAGATTGACCCGAAAGACTCTATCCTGGCGACGGCCATCGAAATCCTCAACCGCCACGGCGTCAAATGGTGGCTGGAGGCCGGGACCTGCCTCGGCGTGTTCCGCGACCGGAAACTCATGTCGTGGGACCCGGACATTGATATCGGCATCGCGCCGGAGAACAGCAAATCATGGGATGCGCTGAAGAAAGACTTTATCGCCGCCGGATTCGAGCATTATAAAGACTGGCGGCGCGGGCCGCGCGTGCTGGAGGTGTCGTTCTGGAAGAACGCGGGCGGCGATAGAATCAAGTTCGATTTGTTCTTCTTCGGCGTGCGCGGCGATATGTGGTGGCACGGCGCTTGGGGTCCCGAGCAGGCGGGCAAAGAGAACCGCGACTTCCTGCCTCATGTGTTCTCCGCCGAGTTGTTCAAAGAACTGGAGCCGGTCACTTATCGTGGGATGGAAGTCTATCTGCCGGCACCGACGGAGAAGTATCTCGCCGAGCGCTACGGAAAAGACTGGCGGACGCCGGACCGCGAATACAAGTATTGGCTCGACTGCGAGGCCATCGACAAGAACTTCCTCAAGGATAACCGGACGGTGTTCGTCGGCGGCGTGTGGGACTTGTTCCACGCCGGGCATCTCAACATCCTCCGCAACTGCCGTCGTCTTGGGCGAGTCGTCGTCGGAGTGCTAACCGATGAAGCGGCGGCCCGCTACAAGGCGAAACCTATCATCCCGTTCGCCGAGCGGAAGGAAATCGTCGCCTCGCTCGACCTCGTGGATGAGGTCATCACGCAGAACGACAAGAACCCGATACAGGACTTCCAGAAACTCGACATCCATCCCGACTATCTGGTTCACGGCGACGACTGGGACGCCTGTCCCGGCGCGGAGTTCGTCGAGACGTTCGGCGGCAAGGTCGTGTTCTTCCCGTACACGCGGGGCATCTCGTCCTCCAGCATTCGCGGGCGAATCCTGAACAACGCCGCGCTGATGAAGGAGTCGCAGAAGTCCGTGGAGCCGAACGCATGGGCCGGGAAAATCGCCATCGCTATCAAGACGTTCATGCGCGAGCCGGTGCTGATGCGGGCGCTCGACACAATCGAAAAGAATTGCCCGTTGCCGTATAAAATCTATATCGCCGACGACGGGCCGACGCCGAGCGACGCGAAAGCGTACCGCTACGCGAAACTCATGGAGCAGGGCCACGCCGTCATCCGGCTCCCGTTCAACTCCGGCATCTCTGCCGGCCGGAACGCGATGGTCAAAGCCATCACCGAGGATTACGTGCTGATGATGGACGATGACATTCTCATCCCTCCGGGCGACGGATTGCTGAAGATGAAAGAGGTGCTGGACTCCGACTCGAAACTCGGCGTCGTCGCCGCGTTGCTCGGGCTTGAGAACAGCCTCGAACTCTACGGCGGCAAGACCTATGCGAATGGTCTGCGGTTCGAGCGCAACGGCGCGCTCCTGCTCCGCGTCAGCGCTGGCGGGGCGGTCTCCGAGACCGGCGGGGTGCTGTTCAAGTACGCCGACCAGGCGCCGAACTTCTTCCTCGCCAAACGTCAGGTATTTGACAGCGTGCGGTGGGATGATAAAATCCTCGTTGAGTGGGAACACATGGACTTCTTTCTCCGGCTCAAAGAGGCCGGATGGAAGGCGGCTGTCTGCGTCGATGTGCGGGCCGTTCATCAGCGTTCCGAGCCGACATACGAATACGAGGGATATAGACGGGCCGGGGTGCCGTCATATTTCCTGCAAAAGCACGGGCTCGAAAAGGTCATCAATCAATATGCGTAAGACTTAAGGCATGAGGAAACTCCGTGACATATACGATGCAATGGAACATTGGATTTTATGATCTGCTATCCGCTCTCTACACGCGGCTGACGACGGACAGCGTGACCTCTGCCTACCGGATATATGATGAGGTGCCGGAGACGGTGGCGTTCCCGTTCGTCCACATCTCCGGGCCATACGGCGTGCGCTCGACGAACTTTTCGGCGCAGGACCGATTCTCAGAGAACCACATCGTCACCATCGACATTTTTTCCGACTATGCCGGAAACAAAGAGTGCGCCGAGATGATGAGTGCCGTGAGCCAGGCGGTGAGCGGAACGCCGCTCGCGGTCACGGGCTACAACGTGCCGCTCGTGCTGATAGATTTGTTCGATATTCTGATTGATGCCTCCGCGCCGACGCACGTCGTCCGGCACGGAATCATCCGATACCGGTTCCATCTGGAGCCGACAACTTGAGCAACTTAACAACGAAAGTTCACAGGAGGAACTTATGACTACAGGTGCTGTTACTGGGCTTTTCTGCACAGTCAAAATTGGAACCTACGTCGTGGCGGGCGCCAAGACCGTCACGCTGACGCTTGCGGGCAAGGCCGTGGATGTGTCCTCGGCGGACGACATCGGCTGGGCCTCGTTCCTGCTTGGCCGGCGCGATTGGAAGGTCGAGACCGACGGGCTGTACATCTACAGCGACACGGCAAAGAAACTGCTCTGGGCCTACTGGATGCAAACGATGTCGTCAGCGTCGGCGGTGACCCCGCTCGCGATTATCTTCACGACACCGGACGGAAACACCTACACCGGCTCGGCAGTCCTCACGGATCTGACCTGGAAAGGTCCGTATGACGCCGAGATGACCCACAAAGCGACGTTCCAGGGCACGGGAGTGCTTGCGGCGGCTCATTCATAATTTTCACATAGAAGGAGGCTTCATGCCTGTTCAAGCCATCCCAATCGAACTGGGCGGCGAGAGCCACACTCTGCGCTATGATTTCCGAGCGCTGGCGAGACTGGAAAAGGAATTCGGCACCCCTATCGTTGACATCGGCGAGCGGCTCAAAGGCAAACTGAACCTTGCCGATTTGACGATTCTTCTATGGACCGGACTGCTCCACGAGGACAAGTCCATGACGCAGGAGAAGGCCGAGGACCTCGTTGGCGGAGAGGACATCCTCTACCTCGCCTCAAAGGTGACGGAAGCGTTGACGGCGGCATTTCCGGCCGTCAAGGAGCCGCTAAAAAACTGACCGAGGGCGGGGAGCCTGCCGAGACGCCAGACTTGTTGACGCAGGCTTTCGCTCTCGCCCTCGGCGCGTTGGCGCTCTCGCCGTTTGAGTTCTGGGTGATGACGCCGATGGAACTTGACGCGATGGCAGACGGATACCGCCTGCGCGAACGGCAAGCGTGGGAGAGGACTGCTTGTCTCCTGTCGGCTCTGACGGGACAGAAAATTGACCTCGACAAGATGCTACAACCATTGAAATCGACAAAGCATCGGCCCGTAGTCGCGGAGCCGACGACTCAAGCAGAGGCCGATAAGTTCATCGACGAGATGAACGCGATAAACGACATGAGCGCGAAACAGAAGCGGGAGCGGTGGCCGGAACTGTTCGGGGAGGCGGCGGGGCCGCAAGCCGTGGAGGACCTGCTGAAGAAGAAACCCGGTGAGATGATGGAGAACTAAGATGGCCGACGCTGGTACGCTCTACGTTCAAATCGGCGCGAAGATGGATGAGTTGACGTCCGCGCTGACGCAGGTCGCCGCGCTCCTTCAACAACTATCTAGCCAAGCCACTAACGCGGGAGCGCAAATACAGACCGGGCTTGCACCGGCCAAGGACGCCATCAATAACGTGGCGCAATCCGCGACGCTGGGACAGACTGCGGCCACGAACCTTAAAGGGGCCATCGGGCAGATGGCCGCCGGATTCACAATCGGTATGCTCGCCGTCAACCTGTTCCACAAAGCCATCTCCGAGGGCAAGGCTATCGTTGAGGACTGTATCAAATCGGCCCTTGCCTATGAGGAAGCGAATAGCAAACTGGCCGCCGCACTCGAAATTACGGGCCGGCAAGCGAGTCAGGAGATCGGGTTCTATCAGAATCTCGCTGATGCGGAATCGAAGGTTACGACCTATTCCAAGCAACAAACTCTTTCTGCCGAGGCCCTCGCGCTACAGATGACGACTCTTGATGAGGATGGCATCAAGCAGGTTATTCAGGGAGCCGAGGGTTTAGCATTCGTATTCGGCGGTGATTTGGATACCCGCACCCGTCAAGTCGCCAGCGGAATGGAAGGCGTCTATGGGCGGTTGCAGATGCTTATCCCGGCCCTCAAAAACGCCGGGAGCGAATCAGAAAAACACGCTATTTTCATGAAGGCCATCGGCGATGCTTATAAAGCCGCGCAAGCCTATGCCGATACGTTCGGCGGTCAACTCAAGCAACTCCAGAACACCACAGAACTCTTCGGTGCCCAGATGGGCGATGTGGTTCTGAAATCTACGGAATTCAAGACGGTCCTCGGGCTGATGAAGGACTTGATGGATGCCTTCGCCGCGGCCACGGATAAGACCATCGGCCCTCTTGGTATTTTGACAGAGGCTATTCACGCCGTCGGGCAGGTGCTGTTGGATAAATATGGCATCGCCCTGGCGTGGGCGTTGAAAGAACAGCAGGAGGCGAATCGTGATTTTGCGGCCATGCACCCGACGTTCGAGCAACTTTACCACGTTGACCTCCCTGCAATGGGCCAGCAGTTAGACCGGAACGCGATTTACTGGATGGACCTCGAGGGACGGGTCGTCGCGATTGAAGAGCCGTTCATCAAGGTGCGGGATATTGCCGCCGACCTCGCCAAGGAATTCAAAGACCTGGGCCTCAAAACAGAAACGGAGATAACAGATAAAATCAAATTAGCAGAAAAGGCATTAGCCGATTACATCGCGACCGGTGGCAAGGCACCGGGCATTATCTCGAAACTTGGCGATGAGATAAAAAAACTCGGCTCAGAACTGCTCTCTACCGACTTGGAGTTGGATAAGTTCGGGCATTACGTTCAGGCCGGGACGAACATTATCACCAACCAATTCCACGACATCACGCTGGCCTCGGAACTTCCGGCGCGTTCTTTTGAGAAAACGACGAATGACATCATCGGCGATATGTACGATATCGCCGGGGCAGTCAAAGACGGGTGGGGCGAATGTGCCCCGGAGTTTCAGGCCGTCGATGATGCTCTAGACAAGATAGCGGATAAAGTGTCGAAACTCCCAAAGGCACACAACAAAATGTTTCAGGAAATCAACCAAATCCTCATCCAAGCGACCGCGACGCTCGGACGCGACTGGGGCAACCTACTTGACCAATGGGCATCGGGGACCATCACGTTCAAGACGTTCTTCGAGGATATCTGGAAGTCCATCTTGAAGTTCTTCCTGGAAATCATCGGCCAGATGATTGCGAAATTACTATTCTTTAATATCCTCGCTGCCGCATTGAACCTTATCCCCGGCATCGGGACCGCCTTATCCGGGGCTTTTAAAGCCGCAGTTGGCCTAGGGAGTGCGGGTGCGTCGGCGGGGAGCATTGCGGGGGCTGAACTACTGATGGGCCAGCAGGGTTGGCAGGGCATCGTGAGCCAGCCGACGCTGTTCCTCGCCGGCGAGGCGGGACCGGAGGGCGTCTCCATCACGCCGGGCGGGTTCGGTGGCGGCGGAGGCGGCGGCAACATG